CTTGAACCTGTTTGCTTCGATGTAATTTACGACAAACAGAACACGGTTACCCAGCGTCAATCTCTTTCGCGAGCCATCATCCATGGGCCGGAAAGGAAGAAAGTGCTTAAATGTTTCATCAAGTCTGAAGCCTACCAGGGCGTCAAAGACCCCCGCTGTATTTCTACATACAACGACTCTGACAAACTGGAAATGGCCGGATTTGCCGTTGCCTTAGCTGAACATTGCAAGCAGTTCGATTGGTACGCTCCTGGAAAGAACCCCCTTGAAGTCGCCACACGCGTAGTAGAAATCTGTTCTGACGCAAGTTTTTGTAACTTATCAGATCTCGAACGCATGGATGGCAGTGTTACACACAGACTCAGGGAGGTGGATCGGGCAGTCTACATGAAAGCTTTTGTAAACTACCGCCGTGAATTAAATGAACTCCTTAAGAATAACTCGAATAACACGGGCTTCTTACCCCTCGGGACTAGTTTTCACCAAGGACCCTGCCATGGTTCAGGATGCTGTTCCACATCTTGTTCCCAAACACTACGTAATTCCTTTATGGTCTATGTAGCCTATAGAAACGCTGTGCATCCACGCACAGGCACAAAATACACGCCCATACAAGCATTCAAATCACTCGGCTTGATGGGAGGGGATGACTCAATAAACCCTAACCTCCCAATGGTCAACCTTAATTGGGCTGCTAGTAAACTAGGATTAAAACTAGATGCAGCGATCGTTGAGAGGGGATGTCGCGGAATTAATTTTCTGTCACGTTATTATTCACCCACTGTATGGTACGGCTGTCCTGACAGCATGTGTGATTTGCCCAGACAACTGTCCAAATTTCACACTACTGTTAGGCTTCCTAGCAGCGTTTCTCAAGAGGAAAAACTCTTCCAAAAGGCCACATCATTCTACATCACAGACCCTAACACCCCCATAATCGGAACCTTTTGCCAAAAAGCAACTTCATTTCCGCATGCTCACAAACCAACATTGGCTCATATAGCATCATACTGGTCATTCTTTGATAGAGAAGTCCAGTATCCTAATGAAAACAATGATAATTGGATGCAGGATGAAGCGGACCATGCGCTCCCAGCTTTTGATTATGTCACTTTCAATCGGTTTTTATCTGAGACCACCAGTCTTCAGGGCTGTCTTAATGCACCTTTGTGTCTTGAGATCGCACCTGCTGTACCACATAAGACTGAACAGGTAATTGTCGACGAAGTAGTGTTAGCGCCAAAAAGTAAGGAATCTGCCCCACGTAGCAAACAATCACACCACCGATCTCGCGGACGATCTAAAACCGTGCGTTGCGCCACTCCTTCAACCGACGATGAAAGAGTACCGTTGCTCAGTAACGCAAAAGAACCCATTCGTCCTCCAGTGAACCAGAATATCACACTGATGCTCCCGAACCGAAGAACGGGGCCCGCTATCACACTGCTACGTGGTAACGGGAATGTCGCAAAATAAGCGGCTTGATTATTCAAAGACGATACCCCTACTGTACTGCGAATCGTCTATAAAGAACCCAATAGGC